ACTGAAAGCAGTAAAGAACTCAGCGTGAGGGAAAAAATCAAGCTGAAAGATTTAACCTCTGCAATTGCAATTGACAAGGTGGTCGAACCTGAGAAACCGCTTGTTATTGCTCCCGATTTCTATGCTTATTTGAGCATTCACAACGAAAAACTTCCCGAAAATGAACAGGACTATAAAACAATGGTTATTGTTGACAAGTCGGGTACAAAATACTACACGGGTTCGGACAGCGCTATTTCATCATTTGTTGACATTTTTGATGAAATGATTGACGCAGCAGAGCCGTTTGAAATCGAATTTTACAAAAAAGAAAGCAAGAACTACAGCGGAAAGCATTTCATCACTTGTTCACTGGTATAAGCGATGAAATAATTACAAAAGCCCCGTACATTAAGTTGACGGGGCTTTAATTCTCAAAATGTTGGTGGATATGATGAAAAAGAAAAAAACATTAAATCAACTTGAATATGAAAAAGCACTTAAAAATTTAAAACGAAGAATTAAAGCGGCTGAAAAAAGAGGGTTTAGATTTGATAAATCAGAAATATTACCGTCTGAAAAGCCGAAACGCATTACAAAAAAGAGAATTGAAAGCATCAAAAAATTAAATATCTATTATCAAAAAGGAACTACATATTTAAACGATGATACTGGAAAAGTTGTGTCTGGTAAAGTCGGTCAAGGTATTGAACGAAAAGCAAGAGCGAAAAAAGCGGCACAAACACGAAAAGCACGAAAAGAACAAAAGCAGCAAAAATTTCCGATACCACTTGATACTAAAGAATATACGCCGACTTATTCAGCTATTGCAAGTGTTGAAAATAAACTTGATGAAATTATTAATGCTGAAAATTGGAAATATTTACACAAGCGAATTACGGGTGGTGAAAACTCAGCAATAAAATTGAAAGAAATTTTTCAAAGAACAAAGCAATCATATGCAAACGCAAACGCTTTAAATGATTTTGAAAAATATTTAGAAAAAAATGCAGAGGCTATAAACAATGCTTTAGATGTTGTAATGTACGCCAGTAAACAAGAAGAATTGCGAGATTATAACGGAAGTTATAGCAAATTAGCAATGATTTTCAACGGCGGCGAAATTCCCACACAACAAGACATGATGCGAAGTGATTAACGATGAAAGCAAGAAAATTTAAAATCTATGCTGCCGATTTTGAAACAACTGTTTTTAAGGGGCAGACTTTCACGGAAGTTTGGTCGGCTTGTTTCTGCGAATTGTATAAAAAAGATGCTAAAATAATGCATAGCATTCAGGACTTCTTCAATTATTTTTTCAGTTTAAATGAAAACATTAAAATGTATTTTCATAACTTAAAATTTGACGGAAGTTTTATTTTATCGTATTTGCTCAAAGATTTGAAATATGAACAAGCATATGAAAAAATGAATGCTGACGGTTCGCTTGTACGCTGGCTTGAAACAAAGGACATGAAAAATAATAGTATAAAATACAGTATAAGCGAAATGGGGCAATGGTATTATATAATCATCAAGAAAAATAATAAAATTATTGAAATCCGTGACAGCTTGAAATTATTGCCGTTCAGTCTTGAAGCAATCGGTAAATCTTTTGACACTGAGCATAAAAAATTAAAAATGAAATATGAAGGGTATAGGTATGCTGGGTGTGAGATTACACCCGAAGAACAAGCATATATCAAAAATGATGTTCTTGTTCTTAAAGAGGCACTTGAAATTATGTTCAATGAAAAGCATGAGAGTTTGACAATTGGAAGTTGTTGCCTAAATGAATACAAAACTATAATGACAAAATTCTTAATTGAACGATTATACCCGAACATTGCTGAATATACCGTGAATGTACCATTAGAATTTAAAAACGCAGATGAATATGTACGAAAATCGTATAAAGGGGGTTGGTGCTATTTAAAAAAGGGGTGCGAAAATAAAATTTATAATAATGGAACAACAGCAGATGTTAACAGCTTATATTCGTCAGTCATGCATAGCGAAAGCGGAAATTATTACCCTGTGGGACTGCCCACATTTTGGAGCGGAAATTATATTCCCGAAATTGCAAAGGAAAAATATTATTTTATTCGTATTAAAACACGATTTTATTTAAAAAAAAGGTTTTTACCATGTATTCAAGTTAAAAATACATATAGGTACAAAAGTACTGAATGGTTAGAAACATCTGATTTTTACGATAAAAAAACAAACAAATATTATAAAAAATATTTAGATATAAATGGAAATGAGCAAAACACGCAAGTAATATTAACATTAACTATGACCGATTTTGAATTAATCAAAGAGCATTACAACTTAGTAGATTTTGAAATTCTTGATGGTTGCTATTTTGATAAAGAAATTGGATTATTTGACGAATACATAAACAAATATAAAAAAATAAAATTAAACAGTAAAGGGGCTAAAAAAACATTAGCAAAACTATACTTAAATAATTTATACGGAAAAACAGCAACAAACACTGATAGCAGTTTTAAGGTGGCATACATTAAAGATGATTTGTCACTTGGTTTTTATGGTGTTTATGCGTGTGATAAAAAACCGTTTTATATTCCCGTTGGAAGTGCAATTACTTCATATGCCAGAAATTTTACTATTCGTGCGGCGCAGAAAAATTATAAAAATTTTATTTATGCTGATACTGATAGTATTCATTGTAAGTGTAACCCTGCCGAAATTAAAGGAATAACAATTGATGATAAAAAATTTCTATGCTGGAAACTTGAAAGCTGCTGGGATAAAGGTTTATTTGTTCGCCAGAAAACATATATTGAACACATTACAGCAGAAAATTTGAAACCGATTGACAAACCTTTCTATAATGTCAAATGTGCTGGAATGCCTGAGCAGTGCAAGACTTTATTTTTAAAATCAATCGGAGAAGATGTGGACATTTCTGACCTTAATATTAATGACGATGCAAAAGAATTTTTAAAGAAAAAACGCACAATAAAGGATTTTAAAGCTGGGTTGAGTGTTCCACTTAAATTGCGCCCAGTGCAAATTAATGGTGGTGTTTTGCTAACCGAGACATTTTACACAATGACATGAAAATTAAAAAGCACTTGCAAATTGCAAGTGCTTTTTGTATTATCGAATCATTTTTAAAAATTAAAGCGGTGTGTAAAGCCGACAGAGAAACGGCTGAAATCAATCAGTACAACCCGTCTTTCACATTAATTTTATAAAAATGTGATAATCAATAAGATAGAGTTGATAAAATACATTCTTTACACAGCAAATTTTTGAAACGAAAACACCCGTTATCAAAATAATAGCGTAAATTTGAAATGAATAAATCATTTTTCTTAATCATTACATAATTTATTCTTAAATCCTCGGTTGTAACAGCAAGCTTAATCGGATACGAAACATCGGCAACATCGGAACAATAAATAATGCCTTCTTCTGCAAATTCAAAAACGCCGAAATTTTTATTTTTAAAGCGTATAGTACACAAATATTTTGACTTTCCTTTTGGATAATCAATAAAAGCCGTGTTATCATTTAGATATGATTTTTGCGAGGCATATTTTACATAATCAGCATGTTGAAAAGCCTGATTAAATGCAGAAGTTTCAAGCGCTTTAGATGCCGATGCATTGTAACCCTGTTCTAGCACAAAGCCATTACCTTTTAAAAAATTAGTATTTTCACGCAATCGGGTTGATACTCCCAGCGCTACAAAGTACGGGTTTAATAAGCTAACATTATTCGATAACATGAAAATTGGTAAATAACGACATTGCTTGCCCTCTCCACGAGCAAGGGAAGTGTGCACGCTGATTAATTTATTCAGTTCATTTGTGGCGTAGTGATTTGTTTCGGATTGAAATTCATCAAATAACATTCTTTGCGCATCATTCATCAAATGTGAATATTTTTTGATTTGGTCTGCACAGTTTAAAGCTATTGCATAGCCGCACACTTCACTTTTTGCATCGCCATTTTTTGATAATAATAAATCGTAGTACATTCCGCCAGCTTTAGATTTAGCGGTCATATTGTACTCAGTAAAAAACAAAGATTTTACACCGTTAAAAAATTTTTCCGCAATGCTATCGAGTTCATATTTAAATCGGTAAATTAGCACAAATTTTTCGCCATAGTTTAAAAAGCGTTTTACAAAATACCTATTAAAAAAGGTAGTTTTACCAGCGCTACGATTAGAAGTACACAAATAAATTTCAGGTTTATTGCCGTTAATGTCACGCATTGAAAGTAGTTTGCTTCCGTCATAAAAGGTACTCAATTGTACTGTTTCACCTCGATTTATTTAATCTATAATTTAATTATAAAGGGGTGTTGTAAAAAAGTCAATGCCCTTTTATAATATAATAAAAGGTGGTGATTTAATTGATTTTTTTGTACATTGTGCCGTTTGTTTTAATCTGCTTTGATTTACTTACTGGATTTATTAAAGCGATTTATAACAAGAAACTTGACAGCACTGTGCTGCGCAAAGGACTGTTTCACAAACTGGCGGAATTACTTGCCCTTATCGGGTGCGGTGGTATTGATTATGGTATTAATTTTATTGATTTACCGTTTGATTTACCAATTCTTCCGTCAGTTGCACTTTACATTTGCATTATGGAGATTATAAGTTGTTTTGAAAATTTGTGTGAAGTGAATCCAACGTTGAACAACTTTTTTTCACCGTATTTGCAAAAGTTAAAAAATGAAACGGAGGACAAAGAAAATGACACACGGAATTGATGTTTCAGCATGGCAGGGCAAGATAGATTTTAACAAAGTTAAAAAATCAGGTTATGAATTTGTAATAATTAAAGCTGGTGGAAATGACGATGGTTATTATATTGACCGATATTTTGAAACAAATTATACAAAAGCTAAAAAAGCTGGGTTAAAAGTCGGCGCTTATTATTTCGTGAATCGTGATTTTTCTTCAATAAATGCACAAAAACTTGCAGAGGTTTTTTACAATATTGTAAAAAATAAAACTTTTGATTTGCCGTTGTTTATTGATGTTGAAACAACTCCAACAAGCGCAAGATCAACGGTTACAACTGGAATTAATATTTTTTGCAATTATTTACGCAAAAAGGGCTATAAGTCGGGCGTGTATGCATCAGCTGTTAGCGGATTTGTTGACCGCATTGAAACTAAATATTTGAATCCATGTATATACAAATGGGTCGCAAGTTATAGTTATAAGCCGTCAAACGCTGGGAAAAATGGCGCTTATTGCATTTGGCAAAAATCATCAACGGGAAAAGTTAATGGAATCAATGGAAATGTTGATATTAATGAATGCTATGTTGATTTTAAATCAGCTACAAACACTAACAACAAAACATTAACAATTAACAATATTCACGATAAATATTATAATGTATATAAACGATATGCAACTGATGTAATTAGCGGAAAATACGGAAATGGTACAGAGCGCAAAAACAAACTTGTTTCACTTAATATTGATTATAATTATTGTCAATCGATTGTTAATGAAATGATTAATAAATCGGGTAAAACAGCTAAAGCAACAGCAAAAACAAAATATAACAAAATTGCAAACGATATTATAAACGGTAAATATGGTAATGGTGAAAAACGCTTTACTAATTTAAAAAATGCCAACTATGATTATACATATGCTCAAATGTTGGTAAATAATATATTGAAAGGTTGATAATATGACACTTGAAAAATTTATCGAAATTGTTCACGACTTCATCGGCGAGGACACTTCAGAAAGAGCGCTTAAATTTGTTGACGATGTAACAAATGCGTTTAATTCGGCTGTGAGCAATAGTTCATCTGATAATGAGGACTGGCACAAGAAATATGACGAATTAAATGAATCATGGCGCAAGAAATACATGCATCGTTTTTTCAACGGCGATGTAAATTTTGACACTAACGATGCAGATGATGATGAAACTCATGAAACAACTGCCGAAACAATCACAACAGAAGATTTATTCGATGATAAGGAGGAAGAATAATGCCTACAATTCCAAAAACACAAACACTTAACGCATCAAGCGTTGACATTTTGAATGCTATCCGAAATTCAGCAAGCACAAATTACCGTGATTTTGTGCCAAAGGCAAGCAACACGGCTGAAAGCATCCGCAGAATCGGCGAAATCGTAATGCAGTACACGCCTTTGCAGAACGAATTTTTGAACGCTCTTGTAAATCGTATCGCACGGGTGATTATTACCTCGAAAATGTACAGCAATCCACTTTCAATGTTCAAAAAAGGTCTTATCGACTTTGGTGAAACAATCGAAGAAATTTTCGTGAACATTGCGAATCCTCATCAGTACGATGTAGAAGAAAGCGAAAACAAAGTTTTTGCACGAGAGATTCCCGATGTCAGAGCGGCGTTTCATACTCTGAATTACAAGAAATTCTATAAGCAGACAATTCAGAACAAGGACTTGAATCAGGCTTTCTTGTCATGGGACGGTATCACTGATTTAATTTCAAAAATCGTGAATGCTATGTACACGGCGGCGAATTATGACGAATTTGTTACAACAAAGTACATGCTCGCAAAGGCAATTCTTGACGGCAGACTTTCAGCTGTTACAGTTGATGCAAACGATGCAAAAGGTGCAGTCACAAAAATCAAAGGCGTGTCAAATGCTTTAACATTCATGTCAAACAACTATAATGCTGCTGGCGTTCAGACTTTCACGGACAAGGACGACCAGTATTTACTTGTAAATTCACAGTTTGACAGCGAAATTGATGTTGAAGTTTTGGCATCAGCTTTCAACATGTCAAAAGCTGAGTTCATGGGACACAGAATTTTGATTGACGGTTTCGGTACGCTTGATGTTGCAAGACTGAATGCCCTTTTCAAAGACGACCCGAATTATGAAGAGCCGTCACAGGACACGCTCACAGCGCTCAACGCAATTCCTGCCGTACTTGTTGACAAAAATTTCTTTATGATTTTCGATAATATGTATGAATTTACCGAAAACTACAACGGACAGGGTCTTTACTGGAACTATTTTTATCATACATGGAAAACATTTTCAATGTCACCATTTGCAAATGCTCTTGTATTTGTTCCAGCCGTGCCGTCTGTAACCTCTGTTACTGTTTCACCAACAGCAATTACATGTAAAAAAGGTCAGAGCGTTCAGCTTTCTGCTGAGGTCGAAACTGAAAATTATGCGCCAAAGACTGTAAACTGGAAATCAGACACTGACGGCGTAACCGTTGACATTAACGGTCATGTAACTGTTGCAACATCGGTTACAGCAACAACAGCGAAAATCACAGCAACATCGACTTATGACAGCACAAAGTCAGGTTCATGTACTGTTTCTATTGTAGCGTAATTTTTTGAATTGTGTGTCAAGTTTTGTCACTTGACACACATTCATTATTTCAAGTGAGGTGATTATTAATGTATGTTGAACCCTCAACAAACATTAAACTGCTTTCAAATGTACCACTTGACCCGTCATATGAACATACTATTTATTTTTCTTCAAGTTCTGCACAGTATTCTTATTTTTCAGGTCTTGCAAAGCACAGTTTGACCGCTCAAACATATCAACGAGTGAATAAAGGGACTATGCGTGTCGGTCTATCAGCTGATTCATGTTATGACTGCAACTATCTGATGTTTCAAAATTCGGGTTTTGGCTCTAAATGGTTTTATGGATTTATAACATCGGTAGAATATGTAAACAATGCCGTAACAGAAATCACATTTGAAATTGATGTGATGCAAACATGGTTTTTTAATTATTCAGTCGGCGAATGTTTTATCGAGCGTGAACATTCTGCATCTGATGAAATAGGCGAAAATCTTGTCCCCGAAACAGTGAATGTGGGAGAATATGTGTTTGGTAACCGCACAACAAGCGACTTAACTCTTAACTATGTCGTTCAAACAACATGCGACCCGAACACATATGAGGACATTCTCGGTTCGGTTTATACAATGCTTGGCAAGAAAATTGTGTCAGGAACTTACTCATTTGAAACAGATGCGGACGGGCTTATAAACTATTTGCGTGGCGTAGGTCTTGACGGGCAACATTCGGAACATCAAACCGAGCATCAAACTATAGTAGCTAATTCAACGGTAGCCATTAACATAGCTCCGACCACAATTAAAAAATTGATAACACATTCAGGTGCGATGATTTCAGGATATGCTCCACGAAATAAAAAACTTCTCCAATATCCCTACACATTCATTTATGTTTCAAATAATCAGGGCGGTTCAGCCGTTTATAAATTTGAATATTTTTTAAATTCAACACCAACATTTTATGTTTGTGGCGATATGTCAGGCGGCTCACCAGCGATTCTTTACCCGTCAAATTATAAAAATCTTGGCGAAAACACAGACGAGGCAATCACCATGAGTTCTTTTCCAGCAATTTCGTTTTCATCAAATTACTACGACCAGTGGCTTGCACGAACGCAAACACAGACTTTACCGAACTTATTAAATGAAATGGTGACAAGCGTTGCTGGCGGAGCATTGACGGGCAATGTTGCTGGCGCTGTTGCTGGCGCTGGGCTTAGTACGCTCGGAGCAATTGCAAATTTGATGAATGAGGGTGAACACGCAAGATTGCAAGGTTCGCAAACAAGCGGTCAGACAAGCGGTGTTATTTCTTACTGGCTCGGACTTCTCAATTTTGTTATTACTACAAAATGCATAACGCCGCAAATGGCGCATACGATTGACGATTATTTCGATAAGTTCGGCTACGCTACGCATAGAGTGAAAACACCTAACAGAAATGTTAGACCACACTGGACTTTCACTAAAACGGTCGCATGCACGATAAAGGGTAGTGTTCCAGCAGACGATGCAAAAAAGATTTGTTCGATTTACAATAACGGCATAACTTTTTGGAAAAACGGTTCAGAGGTTGGAAATTATTCGCTCGACAATTCAATATAAGGGTGTGAAACAAATATGAGAAAGAAGAAAAAAACATTAACAGGTGAATCAATTTTTGATAATAACCTTAGTTATACGCAGTATGTAAGGCGATTAACCGAGCTTTCAATCTCAATGTTTAAGTGGACAGGGTTGCCCGATACAGTTGATGAAAGATTTCTTGAACTTGCTTTATTCGGAAACGGTTCAGCCGTTTTTTTCAAAGATGATGTTGTCGGGTTCTTGTGTCTGCGTTGTATGCTCGGCGGGAATTTTAATGTGTATGACATACCTACGGATATAACTGCCTATGCATCAAACGGATATAACATGCATCTAACGCTTGAAAACAGTGTTCCGATTTTCAACAACATGTTGCGCACAAATTCAGTTGATGATGTTACAATTTTTGCAAAACGCTTATACAACATTGACAGGACTATTGATGTTAATGTGAATGCACAGAAAACACCCGTGCTGATTAAATGCAATGACAATCAGCGTTTGACGATGCAAAACATGTATATGCAATATGACGGAAACACACCGTTTATTTTCGCAAACGACAAATTCGACCAGCAAGCCTTGTCAGTTCTAAAGACTGATGCGCCCTTTAATGCTCCATTGCTCTATGAACTTAAAGAGAAAATATGGAACGAGGCTTTAACCTATTTAGGTATTTCAAACATTACCTATAATAAAAAAGAACGCCTCATATCTTCTGAGGTTATAAACAATATGGGCGGAGTTATCGCAAGCAGATATTCAAGATTGCAAATGCGAAAACAGGCATGCGAAAAAATAAACGCTATGTTTGGGCTGAATGTAAATTGCGAGTATCGTAGTTCAGATTTAAGCGAAGGAGATGCAGAAGATGAGTAAATATACAACAGAATTACGCTTTATCTGTGAAAATCTATGCGGTTACACAGATTCGCAAGGCCTTTCAAAACTCGAAGAAATAATCGCAAAATCTGCACCGTTGATTTTTGATTTTGATTTTCCGATTTTTGACGAAGATTATAAAATTCCTCTTGAAAAGAAAATTCTCCGTCATTATTATTTAAGAGAAATAGGGTTTGAAACTCTCGGTGTGTGGAAATTAAAACTAAATGATAAGCTGAATGAAATAATGCCTTATTTTAATCAGCTTTATAAAAGTGAACTACTTAAATTCAATCCGTTAATTGATGTTGATGTTAAGACAACATCAAACACGGCCGACACAGGCAACACGGATTTTTCACAGACAGACACAAAAAACACAACCGAAACAGAAACTAAAAAAGATACTTTTTCAAGCGCAGCGCATTCAGAATTTGAACTAACGAAATCAGGAACGGCATCAGGTGAATCAACCTCAGAGGATAAGAATGACGGAACTTTGACAAATTCTTCATCTTCTTCTAATTCGGGTTCAACCTCTGAAAGTTCGACTTCATCAAAAACCTACAACGATAATGATGAATATTCCGACACGCCACAGGGCTCGGTTGGTAATTTGAACAATCTCACTTACCTAACTAATGCAAGGCATAAGCACGGAAATTCAGATGACACAACAACCGCAAAAGGAACTTCATCAGGTGAACTGACTTCATCTTCAACTGACACAACAAAAAGCACAGCTAAAAACTCAGCAACAAACAAAGAAACAACATCAGGAACCGAATCAACAACAGAAGATAAAACTTTTAATTCAACTGACAATGTGGATTCATCAAGAAAAGGAACTGCATCAGGTGATGTTAGTTCAAACACAAACACGACAAACACTCAAGATTATGTTGAAAATATAATCGGAAAACGAGGAGCGCAGACATATTCAGCGATGTTAAATGAATTTAGAAGAACTTTCTTGAACATTGATGCAATGATTCTTGATGAATTATCTGACTTATTTATGACGATTTATTAAAGGAGTGATTTTAAATGTCAATCAATTTACCAATTCCGCAGACCTCAGCGCCGTTCATGTTTTGGTGTCAGAAAGTATTACCGCTTGTATATGACGATTCGCTTTCTTATTATGAAACACTTTGCAAACTTGTAACATATGTCAATGGATTGCGAAGTGATGTTATTCTGCTCGGCAAAGATGTTTCAGAACTTAACAAACTTTACAATGAACTTGCAAAGTTGCTTGATGAATATTTCAACCGAGGTGTACAGGATTCCGTCAACAAGAAACTTGACGAAATGGCAAGCAATGGCTTTTTTGATAATATTCTTTCAAAGTATATCACACCTTATTTTTCGCTTAACTTTGACACAACACAAAATGCGCTTACCTATCATTTTTCAGTCGGTCAAACGGTTCACACAAACGGTTATTATTCGGTGGGAGACGGCGGAGCGTGTACATTTCAGGTCATGCAAAGTGCGCCGTTTTCGGGCATCGAAACGGTAAACGGGCTTTATTTAATGCCTACAAATATTAATAAAATTATTACGCCCGAAATTTACGGCGCAAAGGGTGACGGCGTAACAGATGACAGTGTAGCTTTACAGAAATCACTTGACTGCTGTTTCAAAAATCCAACAAATTTTATTTTTAAGGGTACACGATATAAAAATTATGGCGTAGCTACACCGATTGACATTGACATGTCAAAAGTTCCGAATAGTGATGGTCTTGTCGATTTCAATGGCGCTAAAATTACGGCTATCGCTGATAAAATGCAGTATGTTCTTTCGTATAAAACAACAGGCACGAAAAACGGCACTTATATTCACCACGCAAAAACGACTTTGACAAATGTTGTGATTGAGTGTAATCATGAAAAAGCGCATACAGGCTTATATATTCCGTATAGTGCTGGTACATTATTTTCAAATATTAATGTTTTCGGTTGTAGGCGTGGAATTTTGCTTGCTGGCGGTTTTGAAAGTACACTTACACATTGTTTTGTACGCAGAAACGGCGATGATGACATCGTTGCAAAAATGGATCCGAACGATGACGGAATTCCAGAAGATAACTGGAACGACCCAGTAAAAGATGTTTTTCCAGAACATAATCGTGGTGAATCAATGGTTGATGGTAAAATTGATTTAGTTAAAACGCAGTGCGTAGGCTTTGAAATGTGTGTCAGTGATAGCTTTTTGAATGACTGTATTGCCGTTGACTGTATTGTCGGCGCAAGAATTACGCAGGGTGATAACAAGATTACAGGTTTTCACCCGTGGAATGCTGCATGCATTAAGCAGTTAAAGCATAGCTGTTGCGTTCTTACTACGGGCAACAACTATTTTTCCAATTTGACTTGTGACCGTTTTTATATCGGCGTTTATGCCTTGTACAACATTCCGAACTTTTTCAGCAACACTCTTTTTACAAATCAGCCTACAGCAAATTTCAACGGCGATTTTGACACATATTGTTGGTACATCAACCCCGATTATGCGATTCGCTCAAACGGTGGCGTTATTTATGCTGATAACACAAGCGTTAAAGGCAATATAAACACTACAGGTTTAAAATTAAATTTAAACTGGTGTAATGTCACATACAACGCCATTCATGACATTAACACGCATGGTAAAAATGTATTAAATTATATTCCGCATATTGATTCACGAAACAAAAAGAATGGCACAACGAACAATATTTCAAATGTAACGGCTGACACTTACGGCAGAATCACAAGTACAACCGACACTATAAAATTAGATGAAAAATGTAACAATTCGCTTTTTACTGCTGGTAATACAAATGCTGGAGCATCAAATAACACTGTATATGGCGGAAACTGTTCATTTGAATGTACTTTTGAAAATTCCGAGGCGTGGCTAAAAATGGGGTCAGCAAAAGACCCAACAAAAAGCGCATTTATGTTCATTCATTCAGCAAGTCCGAATAAATTTACATTAGTTAGCGGCCACAAATATTTAATCAGTCTAAAATATAAGACCACAAATGCAAACGGCGTAATGTTTACGAATGCGAACAATGTTATTTATCCGACTACTAAATTGAATAGTGACGGTGCGGAACATTTATGGTGGAACATGTTTGAGTATTCAAATATACTACGCTGGACGGTGGGCGTGGATGACGGTTCAAAAGCTGGAAATATCTCAATCACTAACATTCGCTGTTATGACATTACAAACATTCCACGTTATTTTCTCGAAAACACAGGGGCTTATTTTAAGCGTGTTACTGATTTTATCGGTGGAGCGATGCAGTCTATTACTGTTCCCGTCAGGAGTGACATTTCTTTCATCTCTACACAGATTCCGTTAGAATTTGGAAAAAATCCAACTCTTAATCAGTCAGCAAAAAATTATGATCCTCTTTCTGATTTTTACACCGTGCGTTATACGGCAGAGGGCAAGCCGATGATTTGGTGTCATAAGTCCACAATTGTTAATCCGCCCGACCCTAACTTGTACTTTGAAAATTGGTGTACCGTGCAATTCAATAATGCAATGTTTGCATTTTTCAGCGTGTATATGACGGATTACAAGAATAATTTTTCGTTCTACCTCAATAAAACCACAAGCGATGTTACAACGCCATTATATATTTTAAGCGGAGACCCTAATGACGCAACATTTGCCGTGAATAGATTTGACGGCGACAGATTTACACTGAAATTGCGTAGCAAAATAAACACAAATGATGAACCAACCATTTTAACATCATTCCGAGCAAACTATGATGACGGTT